TGGTGTCTGTTTCATAATTTATTTTTCTAATAATGTTTCAATATCTTTAAAATAGTCGCCAATTAAATCTGTTCCTATAAATACTCCAAAACTTCCTGGGTTTTCTCTATAGTATTTTATAGTATTAATTTTGCCTTGACGCAATAATTTTTTTACATTTTCTAGTTTAGACTCAAGTTCGTCAAACGCTTTAATTCTTTCTTTTTGAAATTGTTCAACTTTATTCTCTTGTTCTTTAACTAATTTATATTTCATGTTATACATATTAAAAAAGATTCTTAACTATCATTCCTGATCCTTTTTGTACATATGTACCATCTTTTGTTTTAGGAACTAATTTATATTTAAATTGTTTAGTATAAGCACTGTTACTAACACCATCTGGTCCTGCTTTAGGTCCAGGTCCTAAACTAGCTCCTGGGTTATTGCTACCTTCATCAACATTAGTTGTTGTTTTTAATGTTTTGGATAAATTAAGAGCCTTTAAATATTTTTTATTTTTTTCACTAGGATTTTCCATCTTTTTAATACGTGAAATTTCCTTATTTATTTTAGATAAAGGAATTTTTTTACCTTTGGGAATATTTAATCTTTTTCTAACTGTACCCTGTTTTAAATTGCCTGCTTTTTTACCTTTAGCAGCCATTTTTTCATAGGTATCACCTTCATTTAATTTATCTTTTAATTTTATTGTTATACCAACCAAATCACGTTCAATACCCCAATTATGGTCATACTTTTTAGCTAATTCTACAAATGCATGACCTTTACCTAAAAAATCTTCGATATTATTTTCATTATACTGATCTGATATTCTATAATCTAAATCATCATATATAACAGAAAAAGATACTTTTCCATCTTCAATTTCACCTTCGTATTCACCTGAATCTCCACTTAGGTAGGCTATATCATCTTCGATATCAAGGCTAATTGCTTCACCTAATCCACCTGGTCCTTTTAATTTTTTACCGTTTACATCTCTATCATAACCACAAGTACCTTCTCTTATAATAGTAGGGCCTGGATCAGATGGTGTGTTTATAGCTTGAAAAGTATCTGTTGGTTGTACAGTAGTATTACTACCATCAAAACATATTACTGCTTGGGCTGGAACCCCATCTGTTATTACTGTAGTACCATATTTTACACCCTCTTTATTAATAACATGAACTAAATTTATATCTTCATTTACTTTTTTATATCCTAATTCTTTATATGCTTTATCATTTGGTTTTTGTCCTTTTTTTCTAAAAGCATAAGGTGTTAAGTAAGCGCCAGCCGCGCCTGATGTAGATACTTCCTCTAGGTCTTCATCTATTCTAGCTATGGCCTGTCTATATTGTTCTGGGTAGAATTTTCTTAGGTGAGCTCTATATTTATTTAAAGCTACTTTAATATCTCTGGATACATCCTGAATGTTTGAATCATTTTTAGCTTCATCAGCTTTTAATAAATCTTTTAAAGCTTCATAGGCACTAGTAATTTTTCTTAATGACTCTTCAAAACTAGCTAAAGGAATTACTTTATGTCCTACAGTACCAGTTTCTTTATCTACTGATTTTGTTTTGTAATAAGTGTCTAAATTAGCACTAAAAAAATCTCTTTCAACATCTATAGGACCATATAAATCCTCTAAACGCTTTAATAAATTAGGAGATACATCTTTAGGTTTAAGTGTATTTTTCCTTTCTTGTTCTTTAAGTTTATACTTGTATGCCATTTGCTACTTGTATTTCATTTACTAGTTGATAATAACGTAACAAATCAACTAAATTATCATCACCAACTTTATCAGTTTTATTTAATTCAGTTAAAAATTTAGCTACCTCAGATATTTTAATTTGAGTAGCTTTATCTTTTACATTTTTATTTTCTTTTTCTAAAGTAGCCTTTAACTCATTAATTTTAGTATTGTAGAAATTTCTTAAATCAGGGGTTGATTCTACTGAGTTAATATATTCTTTAAGTACTTGTTTTTGATCGTTAGTTAATACATCATATTTACTATTAAATTTTTCTAATAATACTTTATATGTAAGTGTTCTAACATCTTTATCATATTCAGAAAATTCTTCTAAAACTGTTTGTTTTGTATTCTTTTGAATTTTCTTTTTAGTTAAATGTTCTAAAATAATAATTTTACTATTATTAATTTGATCTAAATTTGGTTTATCATTATGGAAACTTTCTATTAAAGTATAAACAGCCGCTATTTCTTTATAATTTGAAATTTTAGAACCAAAGAAAGATTCTAAATCATAATGCTTTTTAATTTCTTTAATTAAGTTATATTTTTGCTTCTTAATTGATTTTCTATTCAACTTTATAGTAGATTCTAAAACAGTAGAAATCATTAAACTTGCTTGAGTATTATTCAAAGGTTTTGATTTCATAACAGACTCATATAACTTATATTCTCTACCTAAACTAGTTTTTACAAAATAAGACTTTAAAATATCGATAGCAGGTGAGTCTACACCTTTTAGTGTATCTGCAGTGATTTGTCTAACTAATAGTTCGAATAAAATACCAGTATTTTTGTACTTCGAATGTTTTATTTTCATCAAAAAATATATTTATTTATAAATATTAAAAGGATTTTACTTCTTCAATTGTTTTTCATCTAATAACGAAGTATTGTCTTTATCTTCTTCAAATATTAATTTTTTCTTATTTAAAGATTTAAACATTTCCTTATGTTTGTTAAAAGTTGATTGTGCAGTTTCTAGAGCTAATGGGCTTCCTCCCTTGAAATTAGGTCTCATTGAATCCGAATCATTTTTATCCTTATTTTTCATACCTTTAACTCCTAATCTATCTTTTCCAAAATTACTATCTTGTTTATTTCTCTTAGTATTAGTAACTTGTGGTCTACCTAATTTAGGATCATCAGCAGCATATTTGTCTGCATCTGGTACATTACCAGGATCAGTATACATTCTTCCTTTACCATATAATGAGGCTAAATCATGAGGTGTACCATATGATTTACCGGTTTGTACTGGGTCATTACCTTCTGCTTCAATTTGAGCTAATCTAAACTTACGTTTAGCATCTTCTCTAGATAAATCCCTCATTTCTTCATATTGGTCTTCACTAAACTGATAAACGTTATCATAAATCCAATCAGAAGATATTAATCCTTGACCTAACATTTCTCCTGCTAATTCTGTTTTTGCCTTAAGTAATTCTACTTTTTCTTGTTCTAGCACAATTGATGGGCTATTCATATGTAAAGTAAAATTAGTTAATGTTTCATCCGTATACCCTTGAGTGTATAAATGTACTAATGCAATTTTATTTAATTCTGATAGTACTATTCTTTGTATTCTTTCAATTGTACGGGCAAACCTAATATCTTGAGCCGCTAATGTAGATTTACCTTCTACTCCTTCTTCATAACCTAAAAACGCCTTAGGAATCTTAAGTGCAGCAAATAATTTACCTCTTAAATACTCTACATCTTGGATACCATCATACTGTAATCCAGGTGTTGTTTCAATTTTAGTTGTTTGATCATTTCCTCTTACAGGTATATAAAAGTCTTCCATCATATTTTGCATGTTGTACTTTAAATTATATTCACCTGTTTTATTATCTTGGAATGGAGTTCTTTTTAAATTTGAAATAGTATTTTGCATAAATGCATCTATTTCATTTGGAGGAATAGAACCTACATTCATATAAAAAATACGTTTTTCCGGAGCACGAGCAATTCTATGTATTAACATTGCATCTTCCATTAACACATATTGTTTATATAATCTACGAGCTGGTTCAATATATGCTCTACCATAAGGAAGGTAATTAACATCAGAAATAAGTCTAAAGTGAGCCATTTCATAATTATCAAAGAATATCCCTGTTTCATTTTCTAATCCACCTGGTTTAGCTCCACCAATAGGATACATACCAGAACTAATATTATCCAAACCATCTGCTATATATCTAAATCTTACCTCTGCTGGGTTGTCAGGATTAAAACCGTCTTGCCTTTCAATATGGTAAGCTGTATAAGGTATAACATTGTAAACACCAAATTTTTCTGCTATTTCAAGTTTAAGGAAGAAATCACCATATTTACACATTTGACGTATCCACATCCAAAGATTAAATTCAATATTTAATACGTCATAAAATAAATTATATAATATTTTTTGTATATCTTCATTAGCACTTCTAATTTGAAGTACTTCATCCATATCATTTTTTAATGTTGATTCATCAGCTAATACATCAAGGGCGGAAGCAACAATAGCATCCTGGTCCATTAAATCATATTCTGAGTACATATAGGGTCTCAGATATTGGTAATTTATGTTAAATTGGGCACCATAAAGAGAAGTAGGTGTAGATGAAAATATTCTATTATATCTATCCATTAGTGAATTAGTTTCTAATTCACCAGTAGCTTGGATTTTACCACTATCTATTACTTTTATTTGATTACCACCTACGTTTCGGATAACTACGTCAGTAGAAAATAATCTCCTTAATCTTGAAAATATGCTTTTATCAGCCATAATCTATTATTATTATTATAAATATTATTTAAAGAAGCCATCTAATGTCTTCTTGTTTATCTCCTGTTTTTATAGAATAAGGGTTATCAATTCTATTAACTTTATTGTAACCGGCATCATAAGGAGTTCTATTAACTTTTATACCACTTAAAGCATTTTTAGTGGCTTCTAAACCTTGTTGTCTAAACTTAAGAGCTGTATCTCTTATGTACATTGCAATACCAAATGACATAACTAAATCATCATTATACCCAGATTGGGCTTCTGGTCTTCCATTACGCCAAACAAATGTTTTCATTTCTTCAATTAATCTTTTAGATTGAATTGTTACACCTTTATCACTTAAATATTCCTGGAATTTACCTATTACCATAGGTCTTGTTCTTGATGACATAGTAAAACCAGGGACCATCCTTGAATGGTCTTGATATTTCTCAAAATACGAACGAGCATTTGCTTCTCCACTCTTTTGTGAATAGTAAAGATTGGGATAATTTCTATCTATAGCAACTTGTATAGTAGCCCAACCTATATTAGCATTTTCTATTACTAACATTGCTTCATTATATTCAGTAGCTAGACCAACTAATAAATGACCATATTCTTTTGTACCTAATTGTCCTTTATATTCTGCTACTTGTACATTATTTGATACATCTATAACATGACAAGCGGAATAATCTTTTCCATCACCCCTAGATACATCAGCTACAACAACATAATCTCTAGTATAATCAGGTGATTCCCAAACCCATAAATTTTGGTCAGCACCTCTTCTTTCCATTGGGTCTTTTATATAAGATTTTTCATAATACTCTATATATTCAGGATAAAACACAATATCACCAGAGGTACTAAAATCACAATCACATTCTTGAGCTGCCATTCTAGGATCACCTAATAATTCATCCTGCCGTTTTCTCCAGGCTTCATCTCTTTCAGGATGTACATACCAAGGTAATTTAATAGGTAAAAAATCATTTTCTCTAGCTTCTGCCCTAGTCCAAGTTTGATGAAACCAATTTCCAGTACCATAAGGAGTACTTAATGCTATACAACCACCTCCAGTTGCTAATGTTTGTTGAGCTGAAGCCCATATTTCACCAATATTATCAATAAAAGCCGCCTCGTCAATTAGTAGCAAAGATACTGCTTCGGATCTACCTGCATCTGAACTCGCTGAAGTGGCTTTAATTTGGGATCCATTTGAAAGACGAAGATTTAATTTATTATTTTCTGCAGCATCTACTTTAAGCCAAGAAGGTAAATTTTCATACATAAATTTTACCTTTGTAACCATGTTTTTAGCAGTTTCCTGTTTTGTAGCAATACAAAGTATATTTTTATCCTTATAA